GATAATGAAATGCCTTATGGCAGAGTCCCGCAGGGACATCCGGTGATCGTAGATTATTTCTATCATGAGGAAATCCGAGGGACAGAGAATACCGGAAAAAGAAATCGTTAAACAGAAATTTGACCGAGCTCTTTGAACGAGGGAGACTCCTCGTCCGAAGAGCAAGAAGGTGCAGCCGAGAAAACTTGGAGCAATTCCGGTTTGTCGAACAACAAACGAATCACTTTTATTACACCACCAGGGAGAAATCCCCGGTGGTATTTTTATGCCCGGAAGGAGGTGGTTTTCATGATCCCGGTGCTGAAACCGGGAGAAAACTCCATCGCCTGTGCCGGAAATGTACGGAGGGTTGAGGTTGTTCCAAGATGGCGGTGCTTGTAAATCCAGCAAAACGAAGCAACGCACAGCTCTCAGGTGATTGAGAACTGTGCGTTAGCACAAATATGGCTCAAATTAGCCCATGACGGCATCCGTTGCGGTGAAATGCTCCAGAGAATTTTCTTTGACCTGAATGCAGAGATAGGTGATACCGGAGTCCTCAGCCGCAAAGAACTGACGCTTTGCTGCGGGAGCGATTCGCAGCCAGTCTCCGGCAGTGAGTTCAACTGTTTCACCGTCAATAACGGCCTTGCCCTTTCCGGCGAGGATGCCGTAAATCTCTTCATTCTCCTTATGGGAGTGGACGAACGGGACGCCTGCGCCTGCAGGTAGCTCGTTGACACTGATCTCTGCACCGGTCAGACCCAGCTTTTCGTGCAGTTCGACACGGCCTTCCTTACCGACTGCTGTTTTTGCATAGTTTGCCATGATTCATTACCTCCGATGGTGATTTGCAATTTTCATTACTTGATTATAGTATAGCGAGAGACACATTCAAAAACAAGTACGCACCTTTTTATAACTGTACATTTGAATTTGAATGTGCTATAATATTTGCAAATGATTACGGAGGAGATTTTATGCGAACGAAAGAAGAGCTGCCCGTCTGCCCGGTTGCAACGGCAGTATCTCTTATCGGCGGGAAGTGGAAACTGCTGATCTTGAGAAACTTGAAGGTACGCCCATGGCGATTCAACGAATTACAACGGAGTATTGACGGTATTTCTCAGAAGGTTCTGACAGACAGCCTACGGCAGATGATGGCCGATGGGTTGGCCTACCGCCGTGACTATCAGCAACAGCCGCCGAGAGTTGAATACGGACTGACGGAATTGGGAAAAGAGATGTTGCCTATTGTGGACGCTCTGGCGGACTTCGGGAACTATTATAAATCTGTCGTTGGGCAGAACGAAAATGAGTGAGGTTTGCCTTCCTAAAAAGAATCATCTAATCCAACCACCGTGGAGAAATCCCCGGTGGTATTTTTATGCCCGGAAGGAGGTGGCGTTCGTGATTCCTGTTCTTTATCCACCTAACACAACAGACTTTTCCTCATTCGGCCTTGGTGTGCTGACGGACACCATTTCCTGCGAAGTGACCGAAGAGCGAAACGGTGTGTTCGAGTGCTTACTCAAATACCCTGTCAGCGGTCAGCACTATGGGCTTATCACCAAGGAGTGCATTATCAAGGCAAAGCCCAACGATACCGCCGCCGACCAGGCGTTCCGCATTTATCGCATCACGAAGCCGCTCAACGGTATCGTCACCATCTACGGTCAGCATATTTCGTATGACCTTGCCAATGTGCCGGTGCTGCCGTTCAGTACCGATAGCCGCTCTCCGCAGCTTATCCTCTCTCAGCTTCTTGCCGGAGATACACGCTTTACCGGCTGGACGGACTACTCGGATGCAAAGGCGTTTTCCGTCATGCAGCCGAAAAGTGTCCGTGCCTGCCTCGGCGGTACGGAAGGCTCAATGCTCTCCAAATGGCACGGCGAGTTTGAATGGGACAACTTCACGGTAAAGTTTCATTCGCACCGTGGGCAGAAGACCGGTGTAATCATTGAATACGGCAAGAACCTCACCGCATTGGAGCAGGACGAGGACAACAGCGGTGTGTATACCGCACTGCTCCCGTATGCCGTATACACACCGGAAGGCACGGACACCGAAACGGTGGTCACGCTGCCGGAGGTCACGCTCCCCATTGTGACTTCGGAGATCGTCCGGGCAAAAACGCTCATCATGGATTTCTCCGACCAGTTTGACGGTGTTGTGACCGAAGAAGCCCTCAGAGCCAAAGCCAACAGCTACATCAAGGCAAACCCGCTGGGAGCGACCATTCCCACAGTGAAGGTGTCCTTTGAGCCGCTCTGGAAACAGCCGGAGTATTCGGCACTCCTGGAGCGGGTCAACCTCTGCGATACCGTCACCATTCGGCATTCACTGCTTGGTGTGAGCGTGTCGGCTATGGTCATTGAAACCGTGTACGACACTCTTGCCGAACGGTATGTGAGCATTTCCCTCGGTCAGAGCAAGTCCAGCATGATCACCACCATCTCTGAGGTGCAGTCCTCAGTTGATAAGGTGGAGTCCACGGTGGGACGCTTTCCGAAGTTGCTCCAAACCGCCATCGGAAAAGCGACTGGGCTTATCACCGGCCAGAGCGGCGGCTATGTGGTCATCCACACCAGCGAGGAAAACGGACAGCCCTATGAGCTACTCATTCTGGACGCTCCCTCTATTGACGATGCCGTGAATGTCTGGCGGTGGAATGTGGGCGGTCTGGGCTTTTCCCATAATGGCTACAACGGTCCCTATGAAACCGCAATTACGGCAGACGGACAGATCGTCGCAGACTTCATCACCTCCGGCTCTTTGGTGGCGAACATCATCAAGGCTGGTGTCATTCAGTCACAGGATGGCTCGTCCTGGTGGGACTTGGAGAGCGGCGAGGTCGTGCTTCGTGCCTACGCCACCAGCAAGGAGGTCACCGAGGTCAGCGACCGCATCACCACCATTGAGGAGCAGAAAATGCTCCGGCTGGTCATTATCTCGTCCAACGGGAACATCTTCAAAAACGGCAATGTGAAAACGCTGCTTTCCGCTAAGGTGTACTCGTGGGATGAGGACATCACCGACACGCTGGACGCCAACCAGTTTATCTGGACAAGAGTGTCGGAGGATACGGAGGCGGACAAGGTTTGGAATGAACAGCATTTCGGCGGCGCAAAATCCGTGGTCATCACCAGTGCGGATGTCAAAATCCGCGCCACTTTTTATTGTGACCTCGTCGACACCACGACCAGGCAGAGCCTGTTATAACGGAGGAATTCACTATGGCAACCGCAGAACCCACAACAGAAGCCGGCACAGTGTCCGGTTCAGATACAACAACTTCAAAGGAGGCTTCTCACATGAGCAAAGCACAAGGCCAGTTTACCATTATCGACTATAATGACGCACTGACGCTGACGGGGTACATCGGCTCGAACCTCGCCAAGACTCAGATGTATAACCCCGACAACGGCAGTTATACCCCGGACTGGAAAACGAAGAACCTGGTTCTGACGCCCAGTCTGTATGTCATCGGCACCACCGCCGACCAGATCGCTACCGCCAATGTCACCTCGGTCAAGTGGTATGTGGGTGACAGCAACACCGCTATCACCGCAGGCACAAACTATGGACTCAGCGGTGCCAAGAGCCACATCCTCACGGTCAAGGCCAATGTCATGGCGGAGCTGCCCGGCATCGACTACCGCTGCGTCATCACCTACAAGGACGAAAGCACCGGCCTGTCGCTGACCCATCCGCTGACCATTTCCTTCTCCCGTGTGGTCAACGGCTCCGGCATCGTTGACCTGCTGGTCACCACGCCCAACGGAAATGTGTTCAAGAACGAGGAGGTCGCCAGTCTGACCGCCAAGGCTGAGCTGTGGCGTGGCTCTACGGTGGACACCACCAAGGTCAGCTACAAGTGGGCGGTCATGGACGCATCTGTCACTGCTACCTCTTCCACCGGCTATGATGCGGACTTCGGTATCGGCTGGCGCAAGCTCTCGGATACCGCCGACAAATACACCGGCACGGCCGCCAATACCCTCACGGTCTATGCCGCAGCGGTGGACAGCTACGCCGTATTCAAGTGCTGTGCCCAGGACACGGATTCCGCATCCGCTTCTTATAACACGAAGTTTTTCGATGTGGCGACCTTCATCGACAACTCCGACCCGCTGCAGATCATCGTCACCTCCACGGGCGGCGATGTGTTCAAGAACGGCCAGGGCACGACTGTGCTGACCGCCGTCTGCTATCAGGCGGGTTCCGAGGTCGACGCAGCCGGAAACGGCAGTTACACCTGGACGAAGTACAACAAAGACGGTGTAGTTGATACTTCATGGGGAACCAACGGCAGCAAGACCGGCAAGACCCTGTCGGTGTCCAGCGCCGATGTGGATACCAAGGCGACCTTTATGGTCGTTGTGGCACTTTAAGGAGGTGGTGAGATGATCGCATCGGCACAGTTCACGATTATCAGTCTCTGCGATGTGGTGACCTCGGACACGCCGCCGGAGAACCCCTATGAGGGGCAGCTCTGGGTGGACACCTCCGTGACCCCGCCGGAGACGAAAATATGGGACGGAAATGAATGGGTGGTGCAGAACGACATTGAAACGATCCGCACCACCATTTCCATTCTGACCGAGAAGGATGCACAGTTCCAGCAGACCATCGATGGGCTGAACAGTTATGTGGCGACCCTCACCGAAACGGTGGAAACAGTGTCCAACGACCAGGGTGTTCTGGAGGAACGGGTACTGAATTCCGAAAGCCGTGTTTCGGAGCTGGAACACACGGTGGATGGACTGTCCGTCACCATGCAGGAGCAGTACATAGGCGGCATCAACTATGTGCAGAACTCTTCCGGGCTGAACGGCATCACGGATGATTGGAGCTACTCTGGCACGGTGAAAACCGACACCTCCACGGATACCCAGAACAACACCGTTTCCGACTCCTGCTTTGTGCTGGGGGCTTACTCCTCGTTGTCGCAGTACATTCGAGGGGTAGTCCCCGGCACTTACACGATCTCAGTCCGGGCAAAGAAAACCTCGGCCATGTCCGGGTATTTCTATGTGACCTACAACGGAAACAAAACTGCGTATCTCTTCAATAAGAGCACCTCTTTTGACTGGACGGATTTTACCGTCACGCTCACCGA